ATACTCAACCGCCGCATCAAACACGATATTAAACATATTCGCGGCCAAGCAAAACGACGGCTCCGTAAAGCTGTTTGCCGGTGATAGCGCCAAGCTCTATTCTTTCAATGCCGGAACTAGCGGCCTCGACGACATAAGCAAGGCAGGCTCGCCAGCCTATGATTTGGTCAGCGGTGAGCGTTGGCGATTTGTGCAATTTGGCGACACAATTATCGCGTCTGGCGGCATTGGCGAGGAGCTGCAAAAGTTCCAGCTTGGCGTCGATAGCGCGTTTTCTGATTTATCCGGCACGCCGCCAAAGGCTGACTTCCTTGCCGTTGTGCGCGACTTTGTGTGGACGGCCAATATCGACGAGGGGTCAGGGCGTGTGCCGTACAAGGTGCGCTGGTCTGGCTTTAACGACATTACAAGCTGGGTGTCCGGAACGGATCAAAGCGATTTTCAGGAAATTCCTGACGCCGGTGCAATTACTGGAATGGTCGGCGGAGAGTATTGCACGATCCTGATGGAGCGCGCTATTATTCGCGCCACTTACTCAGGCCCGCCGCTAATCTGGCAGTTCGATAAGGTTGAGACGGCTAGGGGCTGTCAGGTTCCCGGCTCTGTTTGTAATATCGGGCATATGGTGTTCTACCTTTCAGACGACGGCTTCTATATGTTTGACGGCACTAGGAGCCAGCCAATCGGAGCTGAGAAGGTTAACAGATTTTTCCTAGAGGACGATTTTAACATCTCCTACAAGGACAAAATGACCTCAACCGTAGACCCGCAAAACCAGATTGCGATTTGGTCTTATGTGTCAAATAGCTCAATCGACGGCACGCCTGACCGGCTGTTGATATTTAACTACGCTCTAAACCGCTGGTCTTTGGCAAACGTCAGGAACGACTTGATCGCGCCGTTCTTTACGCCGGGCTACACGCTAGAGGATTTGGACAACCTCAGCTCTAGCGTAGACGCACTGCCAGCGTCTCTTGATAGCGCCTTGTATAAGGGCGGGCAGTTTATCTTTGGCGGCGCTTTAGGTGGCAATATTTACGCGTTTTCTGGCAGCCCCATAGCCGCCACAGTCACGACAGGCGAGGCCGCTGTTCAGGTCGGAAATCACGCGATTATTACGCGTGTTTACCCATACCACGAGGGCGGCGATGTTGCCATTTCGGTCGGACTGCGAGGAACCCCGACAGATTTGGTTAGCTATGTTTCTGGCGGAAACACAAACGCGTCAGGCTTTGTGCCGTTTAGGGCGCACGACCGATATCATCGCGTAAAGATGGAGTTGACCGGCGACTGGTCATACGCGCACGGTGTCGATATTGATGTGAGGGCGGTGGGTAGACGATGACAACGACAGAACGTATTACAAACTTTAGAACGCTAAACCCTATCACGGCATCGACTAGAGAAATTGCCGAGGTGCTAAACCGTACTATTAATGGCGGTTTAAACAGTATCGGCTATGTGACTTTTTCATCAAGCAGCACTCAAGTAACTATTGAAGACCCTCGCTATTCAACATCTAGCCTAGTGTTTTTTACAGGGGTAGACCACGACCCTTGGCACCACAACCCATATATCGACAGCACTAGCACAGACGGCACTATGGTCATCAACTATCAGAACGCAGGACACGATGCACGATTTGCCTACCTTATTATCGGCTGAAGACCGGATGGGCGCTCAGTGGGAGCGCTGCTACAAGTGGATCAGCGACGCGCTGCAATACGCTGGCGACACGCATTGTATGGAGGATGTGTACCACGCCTGCGCTACTGGCAAGGCGCAGTTCCACCCGCTAGAGAAGTCTGCTATTATAACGGAGATAGTAGATTACCCGCAGCGGTCAGTTTGTAGGATATGGCTTGCAGGCGGTGAGCTTGACGAGTTAATGGAAGCCGAAAAATCTATCGCAGTCTGGGCTAGGTCTATTGGCTGCAACGGTATGGAGATAATCGGCAGGAAGGGCTGGCAGCGTCAGCTCAAGGATTACACCGCCACGTCGGTGGTTTT